GCCTCCTCCGCCGCTGGAATGGAGATGTTGGAGAAGTCGAGTTCACAGGTGGGCATCAGGATCTTGACGCTCTTCGCGTCAGCGTGGGCAGCCGTGGCCCCCCCGACGTTGTTCCCGATCGTGACATTGATCGCTGTGGTAGGATACTGCAACACCCCACCGAGGGCGGTCGTTCTAGCGCCAAACGCCTTGAGGTCAGTCTGCTTGGCCCGGATGGTCACGGTCCCCGTGACCGAACGAGCCATCGGGATATAATCGGAAGCCCCCGCAACGAAGGCCCCATCGTTCAACGGCTTGATCCCGTTCGTCATCGTCACGTCGAAGGCCATTACATCGTAAGAAGTCCCGCCGATGGTGATTGACCCCGCCGTGCTTGCGACAGGCTTCCCGAGCAGACCCGACTCCGTATAAGTCGAAGGAAGAATCGCTTTGGCGCTCCCGAACGTGACCGAGGCCCCGAGGGTGAGGGCATCCGTCGTTACCGAGGTGACGACAGACTCCCCAGAGAGATCGGCGATGGTCAGCACCGACCCCTTCATAAAATTGACATGGCCGCCCGAAGTCGTCGGCAAGGTCGCAGAGGAGGCCCCCGTACCCGACGTCCCGGTCCCGGTCATAGCGTAATCCATAGCCCCGCCCGAGAAGGTCATCGTCGGTATAGCGCCGCCACTGACCGACAAGCCCCAGGACTCCACCCACGCGCCGAAAATATCTTCGCGCACGACCCCAGAGGCTGTTCTCATTAGATGCAGAGAGGGGAGCCCTGTGGCTCCTCCGGTCCCATCAGAGAGGACATAGCCGCCCCCCGCGTGAGTCCCCGACACAGCGAAAGCCACACCGAAAGCACCCTCCAAGAGAGGATCAATATCCGGGGCAGCGGTCCCCCCTGCGGGGAGGAGGTAACATTCCGCGCTCCAGGTGATGTCCTGCTTGCCCGTGACTCGCTCCTGAAGAGAACGAGTCGTGGTGGAGTCCTCCCGATTGACCCTCTCGACAGAGAAGCTCATATCCGTGGACAACACCTTCGCCGCTTCAGCCCCCGTGAGGGCCTCTTGCGAGGTTGTTCCGAAAGCGCCCCCAAGGACAGCTTCCTTCTTACAGAAAAATCGTAATTGTCGGCCTAATGCGTATGGAACTGATCCCATTTTTAGTCGTCCTTTTTGGCTTTAGATTTCTTTTTGGTAACAGCTTCCCAGCTTGGAGACTGGCAGAGAGCCGCCGCCGTGAGGTCATCGACATCCACCTCGCCGCCCCTCTCGATCAGCTGGGAGCCGACCCGAACCGACGGGTCACCCGTATATCTCACGCGCTTCATAAAGCCTCCTACGAACTTGTGTCAGTCCTAAAATACAACACTTCGGAATTTATAACCATCGACCCGTGACCATAGGCGTCGGGATCTCCCTCGTCCGTCTCAACAGAAGTCAGCCTAGTCATAACCGCGTTTGCCCCCCTGGTCGTGTCGACCCCGAGAACCCCGATCACATCGTCCAAAAGATCATTAAGAGTAGAAGCCCGATCATCAACGGTATCCCCAGCGATATGGCAGATGAATAAGCAAGTGAGAGTAACTCGAATTGATCCCGAATGTTCATAAACCAACGATTCGCGCTGAGGGTAAATCCCGATCCAGGGCTTCTCAGAAACCACCGTGTCGGCGAAGCTCCGCGCCACCGTCTCGACCTTTACCACCGTCGTCTTGTACCCGTTGCCCGTTGTAATCCCGGCGAGGGTCGTCGCAAGATTCTGAAGGATTAATCGCCGCGCCGGAACTGCCATTACAAACCCCGCGCCAGCGGCTTGATCACATCGCGAACGATGGTGTCCCTCAAAACCTCGGCCACCTCGTCCTCGATGCCGCTGGCGGCCTCAGAGATATAGTGAGTCGCTGGGATTTCAACCGATTTTGCGAGGGCGTAATGAGGGGTCAGCTTGATAGGATCTTTAGGGTCGCCCGTCTCCTCAGAGAACGCCAGAACCCCCACTATATTCGCCCCCGCCTTAGATCTCGAACCCCTCGGGACGAAATCGAGCTTCTGAGGAAACTCACGCGCTCCGTAATCCCTCGCGGCGTCCGTCAATGGGATCGTCAGCAGCTTGGTTTTCGCCCTGATCGTATCGCCGCCCTCGTGGATACCAGCGTAGGGGAGATGGGAATAAGCCCCGACCTCAGCGATGTGGGTCGAGGATCCGATGAACACAGCCTTCCACGAGCCAGCGAGCCCAGAGCTACCACTGACGGAAGACCGGGACCGCTTCTTGCTCTTGCCATGCTTATTTAAATTGCGTTTCGTGGACTCATCCAGAGCCCCCACAGCAAGCTCCGCCGACATCAAGAGCCCGTCCCGCACGGCGTCCATCATCTCTTCGGAGGCGTTCTTAAGGAGCTTCTCCAGTTGTTTTGCTGTGATCTCAGACACGTTTTAGCTGCTCCACCAGCGTGTAGTCCCAGGCCCCCCGCCGGGGGAGTCATCGGAACCTATTGTAAAAGAAGGGGCCGGATAATCGCTGTCGTCCTCGATCGCCTCTTTCCTGCTCGCGCTCAAACCACCGACCACCACGCCCGTCGACAGACGGGACTCCTTCGTGAGTTGTTTCAGGAGGTCGTGAAAGTGCTGCACCTTCTGGGACCTCGAACCGCCTACACCGACCGCCGACCGGTCGAACTCCCTGCCCAGTTTGGCGATAATAGCCCTGACCGCATCTATAGAAGTCAGGGCCAGATCGCTACCCTTGTCAGCTAACAGCACGTTGAGGGTTTCATCTGCGAGGAGGGGATCGTTCGAATCCGTGTCCCCAATCCGCAGCCGCAGCTTGTCTCTCGTACCGACCAGTGATTCGTTATAAGACCAAGCCATAAACGACCCCCTACAATGCTTTAACCCTCTTATGAACACTCGTGGTGTGACGTTTCAGCCCCACCTCGGTTCGAAGCCTTTTACCACACTTCGAACACTCGAAGAAGTCCACCGCAGCCGCAGCAGACTCCACCACGGGCTCCGCGACGGGTTCCCTCAGCGACCGTACCACCGCCGAAGCAACCCGTCGAACGTAGCCGTTATCTATTAGTTTGTAGATGTAACGCCAGCTAGTGGCTTCGGGAACGGGGTCGCCTTCGTTGCGAACCTCAAGCCCTCCGCCACTGGTCTGAACCCTGATCGTTTTAGCCGCTACAAATCGCGTTTCACTGCTCATGCCTTCTTCCCTCGGCTAAACATTATCAGGTGTCTACATTAATGAGCATCGCTCCCAGAGTCGCGCTGACCAATTTCTGATCGTAGGAAGCTTCGATCTCGATGCGGTCCGAACGGAGAGGATCCATTCGGAATCGAGAAACTCGCTGCCCATCAGTGCCACCACCCAAAAAGCCCGACCAGACGAACGTATATCCGGCTGAAGGGCTCATCAGAGAGGGTGCTGGGTTCGTGTAGCAACACAACACAGAGTCGGTTGTGAAGAGCCGAGAGTAAACAGCGGTAGCGCCCTCAAGCGCGGTGTTCTGAATACCTCGTGCCACAACCACCTTTTCGACCCCGAGCAGCCCTGCGATCATGTCCTCGGTCACTACACCCTTTTGAGTGTACTTAACACGATCCACGACGTCGCCGCTGTTGCGAAACGCGCTCATCGCAGCCACGCCCATGACGACCGTGTTTCCACGGTAGCCTGTGCGCGCTTCGATGCTGTCGAGTTGCTCCTCAATGTCCTGAATCGGAGTCGCGCTGGTCGCGTCCCACTTGGTTCCGGGAGTAATATCCCCGGCAGTGGTGGACCCGGTCCAGGTGGAGGTCCCGAAGTGAGTCGCCGCGAAATCAGCGTCCCGCTTGATCAAGAACTGCTGAGTCAGAAACTTCGCAGCGTCCTTGTCCATATCAAGAGGGGCGTCGGCGTTTGCCCTGATTTGATCTGCAACGTCCTTGTGAAGCCCGAAGACGTCGCAGGAATAGGATGCGGTCGAAAGACCGTAACCCGCCCCGGCTGTCTCGGTTCCGGGAGCGCGAAGTTTCATCCCGCTCCGCAGGAAGTCGTCTTGCGAATATTGGAAATAGAGATCGCTCTGCTTGGTAACAGGGACGATCGGAAACACTTGCGACGCCACGAACTTCGACTCGTCCTGGATGTGGGCGATCGAAATGTTGGTAAGCGGCGCATTGACGTGAACGTCAGATCTTGTTGGATTAGGCATTGTTCAATCCTCCTTAAACCGTGGTACTGTTAGCGCCGGTAAAGACGACGGAGATGATATCCCCATTGGCGGTGGAATCCTCAAGGGCGATCGCACAGCGGTGAGCGCCAGAGTCGGCGATTTTGCCTGCTCCAGCCGCTTGGCTGGACACCTGAGAACCGGAGTCCAGAGCCCCCGTGGTCCCGATGTACAGCTTGCTGACACCGGAGATACAGACGGTGGCCGCTTGCCCTGCGGTGGGCTTGTTCTGGACGATCCCAATAGGGTTTCCGTCGTCAGCCGTGAGTGCTGCTTTTCCGTCACCGTCCACGGTAACGAATCGATATTGACTAGAGGACAAATCCACTGCTGCTGTGAGCGAAATCGCCACTTGATTTTCGGACCAAGCCATTGTTAGGCTCCCTTCTCATTTAAAGATTGTGTGTAAAGATCTGGATTCTCGCTGAGAACCTGCTCGTAGCTCTTCGCATAAGTAACATCGCCGCCGCTCTTGGCCACCCGGTCTTTTGCGAGCTTGTCCAGCTTGCTATAAGCCGACGAACCGCCGCCCTCCACGCTGGACCCCAACTCGGAGAACACGTCCC